TCAAACAGAGGCTTTATACAAATGATGGTAATACCATTCAGATAGATACACGCCATCGCTCCATGTTAACTTGCCATCTGCAATAACCCCTGCTATTAAAGCTGATAAACTATGCAAAAAAGCATTCTGCGTATTTCCGTTTAATCCCTGCAATGTTTTTACTGCACAGGCGGTAAGCTTTTCGGGATCCGTTAGGTTGAAACAATCATCCGCAAGTTTCAATTCTACTAATATAAGCGGGAGTTTCGCCCGGAGCAGATCTTTGATTCGATCATCGATATCTCCCGGAATTAATGCAGTAATGATATCTGCATCGGTCGAATCGACAAATTTTTTAATATTTTCGACAATTACGACACTGATACGGATAGCGCTTTTTAACTCCACGTCCATTCCATTGAATAAACTTTTTATGCTGTCCCAGATTTTAGATAGAAAGGATTTTAAATTCATCTTTTATTTGATTTATAGTTATTTATTGGGTTCCAAATGCACCTGGCCATTCATCGTCTTTTCAGTATGAAAGCTGACAGACCCCGGGGTACTTATTGCTAACAGCGAATCCAGATGATATTGATGCTGCTTTATTGCTGCAATCTGCTGAGCCTGGTCGTCAATTTTTGAAAAATAAATGCTGTCCCTTCTTGAAATGGCAGATAGCTGCCTTTGTAAATCGTGCTGACCATTCATAAAACTACTGAATAACATAGCCGCCTCCCAAGTAGTACCAATCAGGAACAGCACGATAGCGCCTGCTGCCGGCCACCCTAAATGTATTTGTGTTCTTCCTGCAATTACTGTCATGGGTTTAAGAATAAAGCACGTTCCTGCTTCCTGCGTGCAGTTAATACATTACATACTGCCTTATTTCCATGCTGGTCAGTAATCTTATTCCAACATAGGAACTGATCTGCCGCGCCTGCATAATCTTTGGCGTTCAACTTCAAAAACAATGTTTTACCTGAACCCACCCCAGTATTATAGGTGAATGATACCAACGCATCAAATTGATTTTGAGTTAATGGGACATTTGTTTTGTGATTAACAGCTGATATATATTCTCCCAGCGTATTTCTAAACAAAGCATCGGCTTGAGCCTCATTGGCAAGTTTGTCACCTGGTTTTACCAATCTACCATCATGATATTTAGTTGATCCATAACCAATGGTCCATACACCGGCACTGTCCCGATAGGCGTTTAATCGTAAGCCTTCGAAGTTTTTTATGATGGCTTCACCGTGATCACTCAACTGCATCTTTTACAATTTTTGCGGGTGTGAAAAAGTTCTTGCCCAGGTAAACAACGGCGGTAGCTACCGCTGTATGCCATATGGCTGTAAAGTCAAAGGTGAAAATCCCTTTTTGGACGCTTTCGGCAATTAATGCAAATACTGCGGCGCCAATGGCCATGATTAATCCCTTCGCTGCATCCTGCAGGTCAAGGGTATATTTATTTGAAGTTTTCATATAATTTTTTAATACCCTCCATTATGATAGCGCCATATATAAGTCGTGCTGGCAGTTAATATTTGATTAGTGGTCACATCAAATGCGGTGGCTGTCGTATCACTCACATAAACATGAGTTGATAATCCTACTGCGGCTGAATTACTACCCATTAAGATTGAGTTACAGCTATTGGGGTAGGCAAAGCTGTTTGACATCGTAACGGAAAACACAGCACCCACCGCACTTGTGGAAGTCCCGGTAACGAGGGTAATCACCCCCTCCTGGTTAGTGCCCTCAATGCTTATGCTGCTTCCTGTTCCGACAACACCAGGCAATGTGGTAATAATGGTAGGCGTTGACGAGGTAGTATAGGTGTTAAGGGGCGTGAGCAGTGAATCGGTTCTTGTCGCTAATGTAGCATCACTGCTTACTGCTGGCATATATACTTTATAATTAGCCACACCTGAACTTGTTGGAGACGCTAATAAAGTGGAAGCAAAACTGCCTGTTGAATTCTGAAAATTAATCCCACCTGATCCATAGTCAAATACCAATGCGCCTGAAAAGCTTTGAAACTGTATACCATTGCCTGTTCCAGTCAATAGGATTGGCCCCATGTTCTGTTGTCCCGTCCATTCGTTTGTAGCGTCCAACTGCCCATAACGGGTATCTCCTTTTGGAAAAAAATTAGCTACAGTCTGAAGCTTTGTTGTATCAATAACAACATTTGCTATTTGTGCCTTTACAAAGCGGGTTGTAGCAATCTTATCCGTACTGTCGGACGCAGCCTGCGTTGTAGCTGTGGTGCCTGATGGTAGCGCGGTAGAGGTACTTAACACACCTGACGAATTATTATTAACAATCCCGGCGGTGGTGAAAGCTGGTATATGTATCGCTCCGGACTGTGTTACGGTCAATAATTCCGTCCTTGTATAATCTGACGATAAAGCTTCTATTTTTAAAGCATTGGTGTTCGTTGAGGCGCTACTGACCTGTAACTGCGCGTCTGGCCTTTGACTATCAATGATGTTTACAGGCGGCATGTTAGTGATCAGCGTATTACCCGCTGTATCTACTAATAGGTTATTCTTAAAGTTACCGCCAGCCAAATGACTGCCTAACCTTACCCATCCCGACAAGGTGCTATTTTTAATGTTGGCCGCATTTCTATCGGCGTAAAGTTCAACAGCCCCGAAAAAACGCTCTACACCGCTTACTGTCGATGCCAGGTTACTTCCGTTCAAAGACATATAGGCGCCATTGGTGGAATTTGTACCCCCATATGCGGTGGTGTTATATTGATTAGAATTATTAGACAAGGTCAGCGGTGATGTGGATTGACCTTGAATCCTATTCGTTTTTATTATTGAAATACGCATAGTTGCAGGGCCGCCATTTTTTTCTACCACCATTGTGTCCAGCTTATTATATACTATAGTGCCGGTAGTTGGAACAGTCACAATCTTCTCATAAATAGCTACAGACCAATTGTGCAAAGGATAGCTGCCAAACTTCAGCTTGTCGCCCTGGCTGTCGCGCAGGTTGCCCCGGGTACCTAACAGCACCGACAAGCCATCAGGCATGTTCGTGTTGTTTTTAGTTGCGTTTTTGGCATAAGAAAAACTTCCACCCGTAGGGTCGCCGGAACAATCAATGCTCAAAGTTGTTCCATCAACCACATGTATATTCCGCAGGGCCAGTTCCGTCCCCGCAGCGTTAAATACCCTGATACCATAATTACCAGGATTGCTGATCAGCGTGGTGTCAATCACCAGTGGCGCTACGGGTGTATAAAATACCACCTTTAAATTAGTGCCCGTAACCACATATTTAACCGGGTGTGTGGGTATGAATTTTACACCGTCAAGCACATATCGCTTAGCGGCCAGCCCCAGGTAGGCACCATATATCCGGCGAAATGCAGGCCGCATATGAATACTGTCTGCTTTATTATATTGGAATTGGTAGCTGGGCGTGGCAACAATGTATCTGGCACTGTCGGTAATACCTGCCATGTATTGCGCTCTCGATACAGCAGTATCTAAATGGTTCCTTTTTTGATACCCCAGTTGCCATCCGATCAGTGGGATATCATTTTTTTGATGTGTGACAGCTTTTACATCGGCTGATATATCAGTGCCCAATTGCGCTAACCGGGCGGCGTATGTAGCGTAACTGGTGGCATCTGCAATATCTTGCTCGCCTTGGGTATAGTAGACAAATGGGACCGAAAAAGTTTTTTTTACAGATGCGGCATAGGTATAATTGCCGATCACATTACCCATGAGCTTACCGTAAGGTGCGGTACCTTTGCTTAAGCCGGCAATAGCGGTACTGCCTAAGCCGGGTATAGTCCCTATTTGCTGAAACCCGTTATTCAGATAAGACAATGACTTATCCCGCGCTATCGCATCGATAAATGATTCTAAGGCACCGGATACCGGAGTTTCCCGGGCGGTGGTCTCTACTTGTGGTATCAATGTTGAATAATCGCCTGCGCTATCCACATCCATGCCGCCCGCTGGCTCCAGCGAATTGTATTTTTGCGATAAAGTTACCCGTCCGTTACCGCCGCCGCCTATGGCGTTGCTCTGCCCGTAAGACATTACGCCGATATAGTCCGTTAACAGGTTCGGCCTCAACAGCAAGCTATCAGACTGTGTTTTAGTATAATACTGTGATGCTATAGTTGCACTGTCGGGCTTATTGGTAAAATAGGAAGAAAGGGCCTCATATAGCTTGCCGGTAGTTTTATTTCTGACCAAAACTTTGACCTTATCAAGGTCAGCGGTGGTATCGGGAACATCTCCCATCGTTACCTTATTTTTAAGATCGATATTCCAATCTGAGGCCTGCTGTGAAAAGGTCACATAGGTTTTTCCATCGGCGTGACCGTCCTTAAAATTATATACACCACCGTAGCCGTTCCCGTGCATCTCTAACAGGGGATAATCATATATGCTATTAAATATAAAAGACGGCGCGTTCGAATTGGAATTATAGGAATTAAAATATAGGTTACCATTCAAAGTCGTATCCTGGTGTATTTTTGAATAGGCCAACGCGCCACCTATCTTAATATCAGACAAATAAGTTTTTATACCGTTAATTCTTTCGTTGCCAGTATTATGAACTACCCTGGCATCGTTTGCTTTCTTACCAAGGCTATCCTGTAAATGACTAACATCGGCTATCGTGGCTTCTACAAATTGAGTTCTTCCATTACCAACATCTTTTAGGTACCAGTTGTGCCCCCTGCTGGCTGTTTCAATAACCAGGGTAGTATTTTTAGCGGCATTTGTAAGTTTTATAGTGTCGTTTCGTATATAGCCCGTCGTTTGTCCATAGGAAACTCCACATCCAGATATAATACTCAGGATTAAAAAAGTAAGCTTTTTCATATAATAATAAAGTTTGTTTGTCCAGGTACTGATGGTGTTAAAATGATGGATAGCAGCACATCGCCGGCATCGTTCCTTGTTTCTTCAATATTTGGCGTCGCGTTAACGGTCCATTTGCCGTTATCGTCTTTGTTTATTTCTTGATACGTGGGGAAATCCCCATGTTTTAAGGCCCCATTCTCATTAACTTGCCAATCAATGGTCAGCGAATCCATTAGTCCGGATATTACCGTTTTGATATTATCTGAGCTTTGAACAATAGAAACACCATCGGGCCATGCGCCGGAAGCCTTTGGCCCAAATAAGTACCAGGTATTAATATTGACGTAAAAGTCCCCGTCAGTACCGGTATCCTGGTTGGATGGGTCTGCAGCTCCGTTAAGTATCGTTTTGCCTGCGGCACCGGTATCTCCATGGTCGCCTTTATCACCTTTGGCCCCGGCAGGTCCGTTTTGCATGGAGAAGGTTTGCCCCCAGGCGCCGGTTGATTTCTTATAAAAAACACCTGTTCCTGTATGAATGTAGGTGTCGCCATTTTTACCGGTTGAGTTATTGGGTACTCCTAAACCATATAATATCGTTCCATCTGCCTGGTTATCTGACGAAGAAGGTGTATAAACAATAGCCCAGCTACCTGAAGTCTTTTGTGCGAAACTCCCTGTGGCTGTATTGATAAACAGATCGCCATTCTTACCCGTATTATTTTGTGGCAAAGCCGTTCCGAAAGTAATAGCGGCTCCTATTGCCACATTACTACTGACGAATGAAAGGAGCGCTGCAAACGTAAATTGGTAGTCGGTATTATTGTGGACAAGTATGGAAACATCAGCCGAATCAATAGATGGCATTAAACTGAGTTCGCTTATTTTTTTATCCATGGCCAGTCCTCCATGCATCCAAATAATGTGGACGAGTTTGTTGATCGTATTTCATGGTCTGATTGTTTGTTTTATTGTCCTTTCAAGGTATGATCGGCGGTAAGTAGGAGTTTGCAGCATCGTCCCCCGGATAATTGAACTCAGTTTTGTCGATGCTCCGGATGCGTGGGCCGGCCTGACGGGCCGATTTGTTTTTAGGATTATAGTTCCATAATGGAAAATCGTCTTTATGATCTTTCAGGAATCGTTCCGTTTCATTAGCATAGGCATTGGCTACACTACGCTGTTGTTGCACCAGCCTGACAATGTTCTCCATATTAATAGCAATGCCATTATCATGTTGTTTAATTACGGGACCGGTAGATGTGTAATGGACGGAATCAGCTTCGATAAAGCGGGCAAAGGCAAAGTATACCATAACTGGGCTAAGTCCCTGGTAAAGCACAATGTGTCCGCGTTTATCCAGGTATTCGGTGCCATTCATCAGGTCCTTGTATGGTTGCGGCGCATTGTCATTTAATGTGCCATCCTCATTAAAATTTTTAATAAGATCATAATACAAGGCATAGCCTAATAACGGCTTCAAATCAAGTTCTTGCGCCTTCCTGATGAAAACATTCAGCCGCTCTGTTTTTACGCCGGCCGATATATCTTCATATTGCTGAAAAGTAGTGTTGTTTATAATATTCATGGTTTTGTATTAAGATTGCAGATCGCTTTAGGCAAGCTCGTTTACCATTGCTTCAGCTTCAGTCTGTTTAAAGCCGTATACATACATAAGAATGGCCATTTTATTGGTTGGGGCAAGGTTTGATAACAGTAACTGATTAATACTATTACCTGCTACCATACCAATATGATCATCAGCTACATCTGCAGGGATAGGTAGAATGTTCCAGTTGCCTGATGGATTGATATTGCTATAAAACCGACTAAATATTTCAGCAAGTGTTTCAGATAGTTCCTGCCTTTCCGGAGCGGTGTTGTCATTGAATTCACGGATAGCCTGTTTTTTTTCGCTGCCATTGCTTAAGCCCGATGATTTTTCAGCATTGATCAATTCTTTCGGAACCGAAAACCCTTTTATAATACGCGATTCTACCGATCTTTCAGTCGTCTCAAACAATTTATCGTTGTTTTGAATAGCATAAGGTTTAAACTCCGGTTTCGATGCTTCATCCTCGTATTCAATTACGATGATTTTTTGCGCGCTTTTGGCGCCCTGAAATGCACCAAGATCTTTTTCTAATTGTGATGGAATATTCCGGTAAGGTTCGCCCCCACTTTCAGGACCGGCGTTGTCGGCTTCTTCCCGGCGCGATTGCATAAACAACATCGTAGAGGGCAAAAATCCGGTTACCACTTCGCGGTTGTTGAATATTTTGATGCCAGCCTCTGTTTCAAAGTCCTCCCAAACGCTATCGGCTTCAATTAACGGATAGTCATCCACTTCCGGGTTGAAGTAAAATAGCTGGCCTTTGTATTTATCCCATCCACCCGCGGCTAAAATTTGTTGCCTGATAGCCTCTGGATCCGGGTTGTAGCCATCTACAAATGTGATCCGGCTGCGCATAATGTTTTTCCATGATCTGCGTCCCCAGTCAAAATAAATGGCATACTTGCCAGCAGTTTCCGCGTAATCGGTATCGCCTATGCGTATATCCTCGAATTTGATGTAATTAACCGACGCTATTTTATAATTGGCATTGTAATTTACATGTATACCAAATCCGCTGAAAAATGCTTTATCCGAAGCTATTGCCTTTAATAGCTTGGCCATTGTCAGGCCTTTCGGGTTAATAATCTGTTTACCCAGATCCGGGTGTTCAAAACCATTCCCGGCAATAAATTTTGCCCGTTTGTTCCAGCAATCTTTGGCGGTAGGAGAGTTACCTGCCAGTTCCAGCATGCGTTGGGGATAGGCATTATCCAGGTCGTAGTTTAATATGCCATAGGTTTGGTTGGGGCGTATTACTATTCGTCGTTCAATTTGTGGCAGGTAAGTTTTCATCTCGTTGATTTCGGATTTCGGATTTTCGATTTCGGATTGTTTTTTTTCCGGAACAGATCACTCTTTGATCTTGCGTGCCAATTGCAGCGATATCCGGTTGATTGGCTTTAGGATAATTACTAAACAGTGATCTGATATGCGGATACCTTTTCAGATACCATTCAGCTTCTGCATCGGTTAAATTATCGTTATCATGTCGGGCATGCTCGCCGGGTACGAATTGATGTTTGCCAGGTTTTAGTATGTATTTCTTTTGATTCATAACCTCTTCCTAACCCCTCTCCGGTAGTGAGGGGCTTTTATATCATATTTATTAAAGTCCTCCCTACCGGGGAAGATTTAGGAGGGGTTTAAGCTACCAGCGCTTCAATAGCGGTCAGGGTACTGGCATAAGTTGCCGAACCTGATTCAGGTGCGATAGAAATGGCACGAGGCGGATATGGCTCCTTTATTTTATCAGGATTGGCCAGTTTTAATTTATACCCGCCTTCTACTGTTTCATCGGAGGCATTACGTTCTGCATCGGTCAGGATCAGGCCGTTTACTGCGCCGAACAATTCGATAGCGGAATCGCCGGATTTGTAGTTGTTGATAGCAATGGCACGTACACGGCCATAACCCATAGCCATTAGCTGCGCCTTGACATCGGTAGAGAGGCCGGCGATGTTGAAATCAATTTCCTCGGTATAGCGTGGGCCTACCTGCGTTTTGTTAAGTTTTGATGTGGTGTTGAAACTGTTGTTGGTTCCGGTAAATTTATAAACCTTAGCACTGCTCACGGCTGTAAGGCCGGTTACAATCAGTGGGTTCATAGTGTCGTACGTAAGAGTGATATCATCCTGATTAAAGATGTAGATGACATCCTCAATGCCCGATGTTACAGGCTCATCTGCCCCCAGGGCGAAGCCGGCATTTATTTTATTGTAAATTGGCATATTAGTTAGTTTAGCCCCCTAACCCCCTGAAGAGGGGAATAAAGGAATGATTAAGATTTTAAATTTTTAATGGAAGATCCCCCCCGGAATTACTCCCCCTTCAGGGAGCTGGGGGGTTACGCTGTAAGCATAAACAGCTCGTTAGCGAATTTGAAGTTTACGGCGGCTTTCATGCGGGCCTTCATGCGTACCACGTTATCGTTGGTATATGGCTTCATGTATACGGTTGAAAGTTCGGAGGCGTCGCCCAGCAGGTCCACACCCAGGAACAGGTTTGATGAGCGTGCACCCAGTATGGTATTAGCCTGCCAGTGATTCATCAGTTGCAGCGGTACACCCAGGTAATCCATTTTCTTTTTATCCGCGAAAGCGTTAAGCACATTGGTAGCCTTGTCTGCCTGTGCCTGCGCATAAGCATAGCCTATGTGTAATGGTATCTGCAGGTTAAAATCATCCTGGATACGGTCGGCAGGGTCCAATTGTGAAAACACACCGCTTAATACACCCAGTACATTGCTGGCATTTACGTAGCTAACGGTAGCCGCGGTTGACGTTCCGCTGAAGGTAGCGGCCTTGCGGGTGTTGATCTCGTTATAATTGCGTACCAGCTTAAAGGTAGTGGCGCTAACTATCCGGACGAAATACGACTGCCCCTGCACATCAATACCTGAGCCGCCGTTGGTAGTGTCTTTACTGGTTCCGGTTACATCGGTAATGGTTACTACATCTCCGTCAGATAGGGTAGCGGTGCTGCTTACGGTTACCACACCCAAAGCGCTGATGGCGGTTGCAGCCATGGATGTTGCCGATTTACCCAAGCCAACCTTGTAAACGCCTGATGCGGCTGAAATACTTGGCAGCAAACCGGCAAAATCGGCCGTGAAAGCGGCTTCCTTGGTGGCCGATTTGCCCAACCAGTACAAACGCTCGTTAGCTATTTGTATTTTGGTTAAGTAACGCTGTACCATAAAGTCCGACAGGTCTACCACGCCTTCATAATCGCCAAAGGCGCCGGGCGAAAGGCTTTGGGCTTCCCACGATTGGGCCAGTTTATCCCACTGTTCCTGTTTCATAAATTCATACACAACCGGGTCAAGGTAGCTTTCGGTTTGCTGGGCGGTGGTGCCCTGGTCGTTAAACAGGCCGGATGGGTCCTGTAGTTTTACGTCATCATCCACATCAAGAATGATCTTGCGCGATTTTACGTCGTTAATTACTGTTAGCAGTCCGCGCTTTACGGAGTCGGCCTCCAGCAGCGTACTGGCCATAAAACCTGCCAGCGCTTCGCCGGCATAAGTGTTGTTTGTAAATGTAAATTGAGCCATTTTCTTTTAGCCCCCCGACCCCCTAAAGGGGGAGCTTTTGATTAATAAGGTTAATTATAGGGATACTCCTCAACTCCCTGAAGGGGAGGCATTTATTTGAGGAGAAAAAATAGTGAGTTAAAAATATTTTTAAAATCGCTGGAACCCTTGTTCCCTCTTTAGGGGGTTAGGGGGCTACCGCCTTGCGGACCGCATTTTTAGCTAAAGTGGTTTGTGGGGCAAAAAAAGGTTGTGTTTCGGTTTGGGCCTTGTTGCTGCGTTTGGAGCCTTCGGGGGTGAAGTCTGATTTTATTTCGTTGCGTACCTCGTCGCGGGTTTGTTTAAGGCGGGTATTGGCTGTTTCCAGCGCGGCCCGTGCTTCGGCTAACAAGGTGTTTTGCGCGTGCAGCTTGGCTTTAATACTTTGTATGCGGTTCTGCACATCGCCTTTTTTTAGTTTATCCTCTGGCATGTCGTCCTCGCCATCCTCATCAGTGCTTTCCGGGCCCGGACTAAGTTGCTGCACCTTGCCATTTTTTACCGTTATCTTTTTGCCGCTGGCTGTGGTGTAGGTGTCGGCAGGAGCGGGGGTGTTCATGTCCTCGTCCTGGTACACCTCGGCGCCTTCATCCAACTGGCCGGCGTGGTGCAGCATACCTTTGTCGGTAACGGTGTGCTTGTTCACTACTTTTTTAAAGAAATTCATCATCTTATCCAACACCGAAGCGGTTTTTTCGATAAGGTCCTTGTTTTCCATGTTCATGTTGCTGTTGTTATTTATGTTTAAGATTTTGTTTATGCATCGCTGGTAAACGGCGGGGGCGCCGCCGGTACATTTTTTAAGGATGGCGCTATTGCTGATCTGCGGCTGATAATCCTCAACCGTATCTATAAAGCCTAAATCAAGCGCCTGGTCAGCGGTCATCCAGGTGACGGAGTTGATGAAGCTGTTAACGGTAACTTCGTCCAACCCGGACTTGTCCATATAGATCTGAGCCAGGCGCGATTGCACGATATTGAGCATCTGCACATCTTTCAGCAATTCATCGGCATTGCCGCCGCTCCCTACCATAGGCTTATGGATCATCAGGAGGGCGTATTTGCTCATGACCACTGTTTGGCCGGCCATGGCCACCACCGAGGCCGCCGAGGCCGCCAGCGCGTCTACATAAGTAGTTACCTTGCCGGGATATTTCCGGAGCATATCGTAAATGGCGATGGCATCAAACGCGCTGCCGCCAACCGAGCTGATATGCACTTCCACATCCTGGCCGCCGGCGACCTCCAATTGCTGCTGAATGTAGGCAGATGACAGGCTGCCTGTGCCAATGCAGTCCTGTTCGGTATCATAGAGATAGATTTTGTAGGGCATAATATTTTATTTATGATTACACAGATTTTTGGTGTGATTACACCGATTGTTGTTTTGTGCGATTGCACCGATGGTTATTGATTGATCAATATATTGGCGATCCCCGAGACTTTTGTCATCCTGAACGGACCCGATAGCTATCGGGTGAAGGATCTTCTTCGGCTTGCATTGGCGCCTGATGCTTCGCTACGCTTAGTATGACAATGGGTGGTTATTGTATTACAAAGATCAGCAGAATATTTTGGCCCGATGGTGGCGCTGGTTTGTCAGTTGTATTTTTTGTCATCCTGAATGGAGTGAAGGATCTTCTTCGGTTTATATCGGAGCCCGATATTCAATCGCTTAATAATGACGTATTGGTGATTTGGTATATTCAAAGATCGGGATAATAGTTAAGCCCGGTGGTGGCGTTAGTTTGTCAGTAGCAAATTTTATCATTGCAAGGAGCGGAGCGACGCGCTCATAAACATATAAGACGAGTCCGGATAGTTCGCGATTGCTTCGTACCTCGCAATTACACAGCGAAAGAAAAATTAGGAAATCCTGCAATCCTAAAATCCAACAAATCCCGGTCTCAGACAGTAGTAAAGCTATTCATAGCGCGCCAGATAGTGCGCTCGTCCTTTTCGAATTTGACCTCCGCCTCCAGAACAGCCTGATTTTTACTGATGCCGCGGCTTTGCACCTGGGCATGCACCCACAGGTATATTTCGCGGTAGACAAATATTTTGGCGGTAATAAAGCCGGATCTATACATCTCGGTAAGCATGCCCTGGTTAAACAGGGTGTTGGCGGTGCTGATATTCATAAGAAAGATTAGAGATTAGAGATTAGAGATTAGAGATTAGAGATTAGAGATTAGAGATTAGAGATTAGAGATATGATTAAAATTCCATTTGGCATAATTTGTTAAAAATAATTAGCCTTAAGGCTAATTATAAAATATACTTGGTATGCGGTTTAAAATTCAGATTTGTTTTTTTCTTTTTGCTGGTCATCATTCAGTTTTAGAAGTTTACCAGCATCGTAATAAAGCTTGATATTAATTTTATCGTTGGCAACTTCAATTTTTGAAAGAATATAATTATCATCATCTTGCCAATAAGTGTGATAATCCGCGTTTCCAGATTTAATGGCAGTGATTTCATAACCATCACCATCTGTATAAGGCTGTTTAAACATTTTTGAAGCTTTTCCAGGGCCATAGGCATCGCTTACCGAATTTACAAGCCCGTTATAATATTCAATACTTTGTGCTTCCTGATCAGGATAAAAAGCAAAGGTGGCTTCATAGGCCTTATCATTCACAAAGTGCACAAATAGGGCAACTACCTTTTTGCTTCCTAAGGTTAAACCTGTAAAAGTAATAGAGATAGGACTACTGGTTCTTACTACTCCGCCTTTAGCTTTCAAAGCCTCAGTAACTTCAGCAGCAGAACTGCCGAATTTGATGCCTAAAAAACCGTCTATAGGTTTAGTAGTTTGCGCCTTAACCCCGAATGAGATTAACAGAAATGTAATAAGTATTAAGTTTTTCATAATTGCTAATTATTTTGGTAAATATAATCAGCCTGCATCATATTTCCAAAAGCAATTATAAATTTACCCGGTTAATGGTTTGGGCCAGTATGTTTTGCTGGGTGTTAATGTCTTTTACATCTACATAAACGGGCGGGAAGTTATTGATCATCTGATAGGCCAGGGTATTGGCCAGGTCCTTTACATCGTTAGCGGGCTGACTGTAGTAACGGTTGGCGTTGCCGCCATCGGTAAATATGCCGCCAATGGCATAGCCGCGCCCGGGGTTGCTAACCGAAAAGTCCCTGCCGCCGTGGGCCACGTTAATGGCGCTTACCAGGTTACGCGCCCAGGGGTTGCGCATAGCTTCGGATACCACCACGGCCTCGCCCGAGCGCAGGTAGGCGTTGGTATCGTCGGTACGGCTATAGCCGGGTAACAGCGCTCCGCGTCCGTCCGAAGTAAATTGCCCGCCTTTGGCAAAGCCGGGCTTTTGCTTAATAATAGAGGTAAGTGAGGCCGCCCCGGCTGCCGCCGCGATGGCCGATTCGGCAATGGCTTTTGGTACACCTATAAAGGGGATACCCGAATCGGCCGCCCAGATACCCATAATAGATTTTTCGGTATCAATAACCACCTGCCCCGCCGAGGCAGCCTGGTGCGCCTTAAAAGCCACACGCGCGGCCACCGTATTTTTACCAAAAATGCTGCTCATGGCGTTGGAGAGTTTATCTACCGATTTCAGGTAATTTTGCTGGTTGGCAAACTGCGCGTCCAGCTTGGCTTTTTCCAGTTGCTTTTGCTTTTCGGCATATTCCTGGTCTACCTTTAGTACCGATTCATTACGTTTTTGTGCGGCATCTTTCGCCTGTTTTTCTTCATCGTCTAATTGTTGTTTACGTAGCTTGAATTCGGTTTGCCAGTCGCCCTGATTATGGACGGTAAGAATAGCATCATCAGGGTTGATATTGCTAACCAGCTGTTTTGATTGGAGTTGCTTGAGATCATTACTATGTTGTCCGGAATTTAAAGATTCTAATGATGATTCATCATCATCCGATTGATAATCTATACTTCCTTGCTTTGCATCCTGAAGCTCTGTTGTATCTTTCTTTCCTTTTATTGCCGGTTTATCTTTTTTCTGGCCGCGTAAAGATTTGCCAGTTTTTTTATTATTTTCCTCTATTTTTTTAACAGCTTTACCACTGCCATCGGCAGCCTTATTATAGGCGTTTACAATAGCGGTAGCGGCCTGGCCCACATCTTTTTTAAGGGTTTGGAAGGCATTGCTAATTTTATCGGTACCATTGGTGATGCCGGTACCCATCTGGATAAGGCCATCGCTCATTTCCTTCATATTGGCCGAGAACAGGCCCTTAAAAAACACCGAAATGCCCTTGAACCGGCTGGTAAGGTTACTGATCACCGAGTCCCATACTTTTTTAATGGCATCGGCAGGGTGCGTAAAGGCATTTACAATATTACCGCCTATATCGCTTAAAACCTTACTGATAAAGTTTTTGATAGTAGTGATCACCAAACTAATGGCCGCTATGCCGCCTTTCAGTTTTTTAGCGCCCTCGGTAGTTTTAGTAAAATATTCCACTACCGATTGCAACACCAGTACAAGTAAACCGAAACCGGTAGTTTTAATAGCGTCACCAACACCGGTAAAGCCTGTTTTTACCAGCTTCAGCCCATCCTTCATGTAATTGAAGCCTTTGGTCACATCCTCCAGCACGGGGCCAAAATCTTTATTAGATGCTTTTAATTTATCTAAAGACGACTTAATGGCATCGACAGATTTTTTATGTAGATCTAAGGTTTCCTTGCTTTTACTTAGGGCCTGTTCCTGGTCAGTAATATCTTTGGTAAGAATACTAATATCATCGCCCAGTGTTTTCAACTGACCGCTGTTGGCGGTCTGCGATTTGGATAAGGTATCGTACGCTTGTTGTAAATCAGCAAGCAGTTGCTTGTTCTGCTGCAGCGCTTTTTGCGAGCTATTCATGCCTTTGGCGCTGGCGGTCATTTGCGTCGTCATGTTTTTCAGCGCATCGGCGGCATCATCCGCCGCGCTGCTTATGCTCTTAAAATCACGGCCGCTTTGTTTTAAAGCGGCTCCTAACTCTGCCTGTTTTTGGCCCAGTTGTACCAGGGTTTCGTTAAGGCTGGCCATGTTTTGTTTTAGTTGCTCGGTTTGCTGTTGCAACGCTTGTGGGTTATTGTCTTTCATAGGACATGGTTTTATGTTTTATATGCTATTTGGCATAATTGTGTTAAAAATAATTAGCCCGGAGGCTAATTGAAAAGTACGGGGACGGCTAAAATTCAGACTTGTTTTTCTCCTTTTGCTGATCGTCATATAGCTTTCGCAGTTTGCCATCATTGTAGTATAATCTAATGTTAATTTTAGAATTAGTAGGTTGAACCTGGATTTGTACGGTGATATGATTATCGTCGTCGTTCCAGGAAGTAGAATAATCGGCATTGCCCGATTTGATAGCTGTAATTTCATACCCATCGCCATCCGTGTATGGAGCTTTAAAGGTTTTATGTGGAGTTCCTGGGCCATAAGCGTCGCTCACATCTCTTACCAATGCGTCATAAAATTCAATGCTTTTAGCTTCCTGGTTAGGCAAAAAGGCAAATTCGGCCTCGTAAGCTTTATCATTAATAAAATGCACAAATAAAACGTTTGTTTTACTGTTACCTAAGGAGAGGCCCGTAAAGGTAATTGATGTTGCACTGCTGGCTCTAACTACGCCTCCTTTTGCTTTCAAAGCCTCAGTAACTTCGGCGGCAGAGCTGCCAAATTTAACGCCTAAAAAGCCATCAATAGGTTTGGTGGTTTGGGCATTCGCCCCAAACGCAATGAATAAGAGTGTAATAAGTGTTAAGTTTTTCATAAGTGCTAATTTAATTGGTAAATATATCGCATCGAAATTATACTTCCAAATGTTTATGCTACCATTTTAATAGGCAATATGGATACCTTTTGCTCGTCCTTAAAAGCTTTAACTTTTATGGCAGCCTCCTGTTTCTGGTATTTATCCTCAATAGCCTTTTTTTGCGTTGCGGTAAGGCTGCTGTTGTTCAGCTCGGCGGCTTTGCTGGCTTCCAGGCTTTTTACCTTGGCATCGGCTTGAGATTTAATGCCGTTTTGCATCATGGAGAACGCCTGGTTAGATACCTCCTGGGCTGTTTTGAGGGCGAATTCCTTGCGCTGCTGTTCATATTGTTGGGTGAGCTTAGTTATGTCCTGCTCGTATTGCTGGCGAATGTTCAGCGTATCTTTACCGGCTTCTGCGGCCTGTTGTATCTCAAAGTTATATTTATCGGTAATTAATTGCTTTTCCGCTTCCAGCTTCTGTTGTGGTAATAAGGCTTTCTTTATATTTTGCTGGTCGGTGCCCAGGGTTTCCTGCTGTTGTTGTGCATTAAGCAAATCCTGCTGCTGTTTTTGTGCCTTTGCCAGGTCTTCAGCATTAAAACGTTTAATGATATCGCCAATGCCTGCGTGGTATTTTTCCTCTAACTGTTCACTTTCGTTATGAAACTGTTCCTGGGTGATGAGTTTTTTGTCCAGTTGATCCTGTAATGCGGCTTTTTCGATAGCATAGTTATTATTTTCTAAAGCCAGTTTTTTGTTGAAAGCGTCGGCAGTTTGTTGGAGTGTACTCTCAGCGTCTTTTATGTGTCGATCTAATTCCTGTTTACGTTGCTCCGCTTTTGATTTTTTTTTGCCTCTATTTGAAGAGGTAATTACACTAGGTTCATCTTTTTCATACGATGGATCTAGTGCTGCCAATTGTTTTTTTAATTCTTTAATTTGTTTAAATGTTTTAGACCCTATTATGCCCGCACCAGTCACATTTTGTAAATCTTCTAATTGTTTTTTGATCCTATTAATAGGATTTTTTTGTTCAATTTGACTGGCTAAAGTTTCAAAATGTTCAGCAATGGACTGTAATGCATGTGCCTTTTCTTGAAAAGGTTTTGCTGCATTATCGCGATTTTTTTTAGCTAAATCTTTATAGAGTTTTTGTTGAAAAGGATCGGATGAGTTTGCCATCCCACTATCCCAATAACTGGTGCTTTCTTCATCAGATTTGGCCATCTCTTTTTGGGCTATAATTTGATTGTCAGCCGACTCTTTAATAGCGGATAAAGCTGATGCTTTGTAAAGCATCATTTGAATATAATCCTTCGCATTGTTTTTTAAAGATGTTTCTACCTGATCTAAAGTTTTAACCTGACCAACGGTCTGGCCTAATGTTTTATTATATTCTTTTACCACATCAGATTTCAATGCAAATCCTTTTTTGGCTAAATCCACCTTGATGCGTAATTCATCTACATTTTGTATTGCTTTAGAATAATCAGTAGAAGATAGGCCCTTGTTAAGTTCACTTAAACTTATCTTGGCTTGGTCAATAGCATCTTTGCCTTTAAATAGAGCGGTAGCAAAGTTGACAATCTCTGGCAAAAAGGCTACCACAATAGCGAGGCCACCAGTTAAAGCAACTTGCCAGCCTTTTATGGCATTTGTGAAAATATTTAACACTCCAATCCAAGAGGAAAAAGTTTCGGACGCTTTAGATGCTTTCTCATTTACCTGATCTCCTGTTGAAATAAATGTCTGATGCTGCGCATTGACTTTTGCTAAAGAATCAGCATATTTAGAAAGATTTCTATCTAAACTATTAAGATCATTTGATAGTGAATTAAATGGTTGCGATAGACCATCAACCGCTTTACGTAAGGTATTGAAACTTTGGGTATAGTTATTTATTTGTTGCTGAGAATCGGCGATAGAATTTTTATCAACCGAAAATTTATTATTATCAGACATATTGTTTAAATTAAATTGAGTATGAAAATATTGAAATCAGAATCGTTCCGTGATCCGGATAAATTAACAAAGTTTGTTAATGAAAAAAATATAAGTAAGGATGATATAGTAGTTATCACTCAGACTCAGTTCTGGATATTTTTGTGGTATTATGCTGAAGAATAAATGTTAGTTAAATTAATTTACTCCATTACTAAATTCAGAGAAAGCGCTGTTAACGCCATTTAGCGAATCTTGTAATTTATCTAATGCATCCGCATAATCTTTCGTATTTTGAATATCGTTGCTGGTTATACCAGGGTTATTTGTTTTTGCCATAGTTTATATGTTTAAAATGCCAATTGGCATATATATGTAAATGTTATATTTTATGTATAAGCTAATTACTTTTATCAAAGTAATCAGCAACAACGTATAAATTACTATCTATACAACTATACCCGGTTGGGATCTTGTTATCATTAGTGCGGTCTATCAATAAGATAGTGTTATTAAGTTTGATAGCGTATAATCTCAGTATTATATTTATGCTTCCACTAGACGGATATAGAAACTCCGTCTTTACATAAGTACCTATAGTTTTTTTTTTGTATACCATTTCGATATTTTTGTTTATAAATTCGTTCGTTGGAAACATTAATACATCGTCTGATGAATTATCTTTAATATACCTATATAAGTGAACTTTATATTTAGAAAGTTCATTAAGATGTGATTCAGAGAAATACATATTATCTCCTTTTTTATAAGTATTATATTTTATCTCAGCATAATGAGCTACAATCCAAGGTTTTTTATATATGCCTATTGCAATTAACATTATTATAACACTTGTAGTAATTATAAAGCCTAATTTCTTGTTTTTCATGTTGTGATTATAATTTACTAATTTTATTGGTAAATATATAAAGATGGTTTGTATTCACAAATTATCTGATGCTTATAAGCAATTCTTTTTTTGCCAGCCCGATATTTAATTTAAAAGTGTTTACCTGTTCAATGGCTTTGGAATAATCAGTAGAAGAAAGACCCTTGTTAAGTTCACTTAAACTTTATTTAACATGTTTTAAGTGTTTCTTATGACATATGCCTTCACCCCAGCTTCACCAGCTCCACTTTAGTAGGCTGGCCTTTGCGCCAGCTATCTATTTTATTTATATAATAGTAAGCGCCATCCTGTTGCAGGTAAACGGGGATCAGCAGGTCAAGCTCCAGTATGTCGCGGGGGGTAAGCAGCAGGTAGCGCACCACTTTTTTAGTTTGGGTTAGTATCTTCTCCAGTTCGGGGTAATAGGCCTGCCGCATGCGGTCATAGAGTAGGCTGGGTTCATCGGCCGATTTGGTGAAGTAAGGTACGCTGATGATGCTGTTTACCGTAATGTTTTTGCTGCCATCGGTAAATACCACGCTCTTTTTTAAGTCACCTAAAATTACCTGGTTGTTTATTAAAATGCGGGGCTCTGTGCTGATGGTAAAATCAGTGCTGTCTTCCTCCATCTTTTTAATTTGTGCTATGCTGCCGCCCAGATAAGGCACATCCATTGTAGCGGCAAACGGGCTTTCAAACAGATCGGCGGTGGCAGGCAGGGTGGTATCGGCCACCTTAATTTGCGATTGCCCAAGGTTGGCGGGCAGCACATTATCATCCGCCTTATACCTCATATAATTTACCTGCGCGTAATTACCCAGCCTGAAGGTGATGCTTTTGCCCTGGTTAAGGCATTT